ATCATACTGAGATAGGCCACCGGATTTAGTGTTGCCATAAAGGGAAGTAGTTGTAACTCCAACGAGAACATCTCCATATTGTCTTTTCCAATCATTTTGTACAGTATCAGCAAGGCACAATAGTGCCAATAATTTACCACCCATATAATTAAAACCCAAAGGCTGCAAAGGAACAATCGTAGAACCAATTGCAGTATGGTTAATCATGCCTTGTTGTGTCTTAACATCTCTAGGCCAACCAATTGCGGCATCTCTTGGAGTCAAATCCAAGAAGTCGGACGATATACACATAACACCAAGATACTTGTTTGTAACTTCATCGACCACGGTGTAATATAGGTTACGACCAATGTTAGAATTATTCTTCATTGTAGAAGAAAAGGTGCGTACTGTATTCCAAGTTTCAGCCAAAGGTCCGTTAGACAAGACCAATTTTGGTTTCAATTTTTCATAGTCATCCGGACCCTCTGGCATCCAAAAATTCTTCTTAACCTTTTCAACCAGTTTCTTTTGTGTAATGTCTACCAACTGAACATCTTCTTCAAACAATGTACTGATTGTTCTAGTTGGATATTTCTCATGCACTTCTAACCACTTTTGATATAAAGTATATTCACGTACATCCATTTTTGATGCATACGTGAGGTCGTTAATCAATATATTTTTTAATTGCTCGGTATCAATATGTTCAAAACGATCAGGATCATTTAATACCTGCCATTTTTCCCATTGAGCATCAACATAATCTATAGGTGTTGCCATTAAGTTCTTGCTTGCAGTTGTTTCATATTCTTAGGATTAAAATACTTGCGTCTAATTTTATCTAGTTTCTTCAAACCAAATTGTAACGCCAGTGGTTTCACTCTACTAGTATACACTATTCCGTTCATGTGGTCAAGCTCATGGAGAAAACAACGAGCAGTTATACCAGTAAATGTTTTGGTACGATTCATACCATTAAAGTCTTGGTATTCCACTTCGACTTCGGCAGGCCTGGTGATTCTCAAATTTAGGAAAGGGAAAGAAAGGCAACCTTCTTCCATGTGTGTTTCACCTTTTGATGAAATAATTTTTGGATTGAAATATGCCACATATTCTTCACCTGAGCCCATAACAAATACACGGTATTCAAAACCACATTGATTGGCTGAAAGACCAATACCATTATACTTTTTACAAGTTTCAACTAAAGTGGATGCAAAACTATTTGGATTGATTGGTACATTTTCAAAATTAAATTCAGGTAAAACTTTGTAGAGAGATGGATGGTCTGGTGCCACCAAATCAAATGTTTCAACCGTTTCAGTTGCTGGTGCAACCTTAATCGTTTCTTCTGTGTTATATAAAATAATATCTTCTGTGCTCATTTTGCAATCCTTGAAAAGTTTCCTTTTTTCTCAAACTTAATGACCGAACGGAACTTGTCGAACAGTTGGTCGCCTTTGTGGGAAATAACAAACACATTTGTGTCTGTTCCCATTTCATGTATCAACTTTAGAAATTCTTCTGTGCCTACAGTATCAAGGCTAGAATCAAACACCTCATCAAGTATCAACAAATTTGTATTGGTACTATTCTTCAACTTGGCAATTTGCCGCCAAGTAAACAATAAGGCCAAGTCAATACGCATTTTCTCACCTTCGGAGAAATTGGCATAAGAGAATTCATCACGGTGCCTACTCTTAATTGTTTCTTCAAAGTTTTCATTGATGTTGAAGTTAACAAAGAAGTCCATTGCAGACAAGTACTTGTTAATCAACTTGTTCATAATTGGTAAGTATTGTTTAATGATCCGTGTCTTAATGCCACCATCTTTCAATAAACTACCTGCAAATTCATGATAATGTTTTTCTATCAAAACACTTTCATAGTTTGTCTTATACTCATTCAATGCGGCATTCAACTCAATTAACTTCTGGTCACCGCCTTCCGTGCCAGTCTGTTTGTTGGTCAACTCATCTATCTCATTGTTTAATTTAGTGATGTAATTGCTTATTGCCGATATAGTAGAAGTGTGTTTAATAATTTCACCACTGTGTTCACTAATGTGTGTAATGATATCCGTAATAGATTTCATTTCAGTAGTTACTTTGTTTAACTCCTGCTCAATCTCAACCAAGCCAGTTTTTTGTGTGGTAATTTTTTGTGATTTTTCTTGTACCTGAGAATCTTTCCACTCAGGTGTAATTGATTGTTTACATGTTGGACAATCGTGGTTGGTTTCATAAAAGTCAATCTCTTTTTGATTTCGGTCAATATTAGTTTGTACTTTACCTTTGATTTGAAATAAGCCTTTGGATTTTTTATCCAGTTTCTCTTTCTTATCACCAACCTTATTTTGTAATACTGCAATGTGTTTGTTAATCAATTGAATATCATTTTGCAATTTGCCCATTTGCATCTTTGATTTTCCAATTTCTTCCCGCTTGCGGTTGATATCTGCATCATGGTTCTTTTTGTGTTCTTCAATGTTTTGTTTTTGTAATGTTATCTTTTCTTCCGTAAGAGAAATGGCATACTTAGATTTACTTAAATCATCTTTGATGGCCGAATTCTTCTCTTTGATAACATTGTTCATTGAAGAAAAGATTTGAATATCTAATAGGTCTTCGATGATTGCTCTGCGATCTGATGCTGATAATTGCATGAATGGAACAAAGGATGCTGAACCAAGAATGACAACCTGCGTAAAAGACTTGTAATTTAATTTGAGAATATTATTCTCTAGTATCTCTTGATAGTCTTTTGCAGCTGCATCTTGGTTCAGCAATACATCATTCAGATAAATTTCAAATACGTTTGGTTTAATACCACGAATGACCTTGTATTTCTTTTGGCCAATATTGAAATGTACTTCAATAACAGCTTCTTTATTGTTAACGGAATTTAATAACTGTGGTTTGTTGATTTTACGAAAAGGTTTACCAAACAATCCAAAGCACAATGCATCCAAAATTGTGGATTTACCTGCACCATTGTGGCCAATAATCAATGTATTATTAGACTTGGTAAAATCAATCTCAGTAAAATGAGCTCCAGTGGAAAGTAAATTCTTCCACTTAATCTTTTGGAATAAAATCATGCTTGTTCAGTATTCAATGCCTCTACGTAGAGTTCTTTCAATAATGTTTTTAACCGGTCGTTGTCAATACTTTCTTCTGTAATGCCATCAACATACTTGTTTAATATGGTAAGTGTGTCTTCCGCTTCATCAACCACTTCATCACCATCTTCCAATTCTGTAAAATCTTCAGCAATTGTAATGTCTGCTGGGTTCACATTATACAGGTTATTCATGAACTTGTCAAACAAATACGGATTGGTTTTGTTTATTACAACCACTTTGACATAGGTATTTGTGTATGGTTTAAAATCCATACCATCAAGTTCTTTAATGGTATTCACTTTGTCATCGTACATAATACGATGAAACATCTTGTTTGGATTCTCTATGAATTCAAGTTGGTGAGTATCCAAATCAAACAAATGAAAACCCCGAGGGTCATTGTAATCTTGCCAAGTAAGTTCGTACGGATTTCCCAAATAGTAGATATCATCACTAGAAGATTTGTGATGGTAATGACCACTAAAAGTGTGACTAAACTTCCTAAAAATTCCACGGTCTAACCCTCCTTCAGATGGCATGCCACGATACATGGCAAAGCCCGCAATTTCAAAATGGCCCATACAAAACTTTGCATCGGTGCCCTTTAATGTCTGTAAAGAATCTTCATAATTTTCTGCACAAATCCAAGGCATCATACAAATCTTATGTGGTCCAACATATATTTCGGCTGGATGGTCAATAACATTTAATGTGATACCATATTCACCAAGAAGTAAATCGGCAGAATTAACATCGTTGGTATTTTTAAAGTATGTGTCATGGTTACCAGCCAACATATGAACTTGTACACCCATGTTAAACAAGGGGTCAAAGAACATTTGCTTTGCACGTTTCAGTGAAAAGAAATTGATATACTTTCTACGGTCAAATGTATCGCCAAGAATGAGTACAGTATCAATCTTTTCCTTTATCAAGGTTGGAAAGAAAGTTTCTTTATAAAACTTCTCATAGAAATCTAAAAAAAGTGTTGAATCATTCCTTGCACCAAAATGTTGGTCTGTAATTATTGCTACTTTTGACATTCATCATATTCCACGTTTAATTTTTTCAATCTTTCAACCTCAGCACTATATACTCTTTGTCTCAATTTAGAACTACTGTATGGATGTTGTCTATCATGGAAAAACAATTCTATACCGTTATCAAGACAGTACTGTTTTGCGGTAAAAGGTTTTGATTTGTATTCATCACCTAAAAACCGTATATGAATAGTTTGTGTTTTGAAAATGTTTTCCAAATCTTCTTCTGTTTCATACACCAATACTTCATCAACATATTTACATCCAGACACTTGAACAAACCTTTCATACAAAGACTGTACTGGTTTGTTTTTACTATCTGGTCTATCAATAGTTGGGTCTGATTGTACTGCCACAATCAAATGGTCACAATGTTGTTTTTCAATCTTTAACATGGTAACATGACCTGCATGGAATAAATCCAATGTACTACAATTAAATCCAATTTTTTTCATTATAAATCCTTTGCAGATAATATTGGTGGCACTGTGATTGGCCACTCTATGTTATAATCATTCCATTTGAAATTTTCTTCTTCTGGTTTGTTATATGGTGCGTCAACGAAATATTGTACTATTGAGTTCTCAGATAAAACCAAATAACCGTGGGCGTATTGTGCTGGTATGAATAGTGCATTACTTTCATCCAACTCAATACCAAACCATTTACCAGTTTCTGGTTCCAATGCAACATCAAATATTCTGCCACTCAAAGGCATAACAAGTTTAGTTTGATTTTGCCTATGCATACCACGCAACACATTAAAAACTGATGTTGCTATATTGACTTGCCGAAAGTTACCTCTCATACCATCATCATTTATTTTCCAAAGTTCACAGAAATCACCACGGTCATCAGTGTGTTTTTTATGCACAATCACTTTTAAACCAGGTAAAAGTTCACCATAAGTTTTCATTATATCACTCCTCAATAAATTTTTCAAGCCCTTTTGGTTTCTTTGCCGCATCTTTTTCGGCTTTCTTTGCCTTCTTAGAGTCCTCATAGTTACCAATAAATTCAGCTATGTTGTCATACAGTTCAAATTGTCTACTTGAACCATCTTCACCTTCTAACATTTCAAACTCATCCAAAATACCATACATCTCTGTGGCTTTATACTTGACATACAGCTGTTTCTTTTCCTTCTGTATGCGTCTTAGGAAGGCAAAGTAAATGATTTGAGTAAAGTATGCAAATGGATTGGAAGACTTTGTTGGATCAAAGTTCTCAAAGTACATTAAACAATTCTCAATACCATCGGAAACCATTTCATCTCGGTATGTGTAGTTAATGAAGTTTGGCTTGTGTGATAGTCCTTCGGCAATTTTCATCCAACACTCACCAATGTAATTTGGAATGATTGGTTTAGGTTTACCAGACTGTTCGGCTTCTACGCAACGAGCTTTGTGATCGACAAGTGCCTTTAGGAAGTCTTGATTGTTTATATAATGTTTCTGTTTACTCATTCAAATGTACCATAAAAAGTTGTTGACAAAGGGCTTGACATGTGTTAAAGTCCACGGTGTACCCCGGATGATATTAATATATTAATTTTTTTATTAGCTTATTAATGTATTAAGGAATTCTTCCTAGATTCCTTTTCCTCAAAAGCGGAGAGTACCTCATCTGTAAGTACCACTTCTCTTTCTTTTTTAGTTGATTCGTTTAATTTTGTTGATGCATTAAGGTAATATTCTTCAAAGTCTTCGGTTGGATCCATCAAACACAAAATGGTTTCCACATCAATCTGTACCTTGTTCTCTTTGATTACTGCCATAGGCAACCAACACTGTAACATTAAATTGGTACCTCTTAATTCAAACAACATTGGATCAGTAATTTCCACCATGTCATCTGAGGTATACACACAGTCACAGATTACATCTAGACCGTCTTTAAATCTTACTATTTTAATGGCCATTTTTAAGTCCTATATTGTAAATTTTAAAAGGAAACTTCTCCTCATTATATATCTTCACTCTTTCGATGAAGTGTTGTAATGTGAAGTTTGTGTGTTTTTTAATTCTAAGATCATCAGCAACATCATATAATGTGGCCATTTCCTTACCTTCATTTTGCCTTAAACCACGACCTATAGATTGTAGGTTTCTAATTCTTGATTTACTTGGGCTTGCAAATATGATGTTATGTAAATTTCTAATGTTTGTACCAGTAGAAAAGGTACCAAAACTGGCCACAGTGATTGCATCGTTTTCTATTTCCATAATCTTTCTAACTTCTTCTCTGACAACAGTGTCTACATCACCATCAATAAAATAAACACTACGACCATTTGCCTTCTGTTTAATCATTTCGTATAATGCACGACCATGTTTCTTCATCTGAAAAAGAACCAATGTATTTTTCTCCAGACTGATTGCCAAATTACGAATGAAACGATTTCTATTTTCAGACTCAATCAAATACTTCAACTCATCTGGATATGTTGCATCTTTCATTTCTTTGCATACTTCATCCGAATGTTTCAGTATCAGACACTTTATGTTGAATGCTGATAATTGATTCTTGTCAATCAACTCTTTAGTTGATATGACCTTTTTCGTTGGTCCAAACAAACCTTCTAATACCAATTTGTGTGTTTTTGTGCCATCTAATGTACCAGTCAA